AAATTATTTGATATTTTATATCTTGCATCAACTAAAGGAAGTTCTATAAAATTCTCTAAAATCATTGCAAATAATAGAAAATAACTGCTATAATATAGGAGTAGTTTACTTTATTCGCTATGCCTATTTGGGAAATTAGAGATTCTAACGGAAACGTACATTCTGTTGATCTCGCAAAAGCTAATCTTAAATCAGTAAATGATATTGAAGATTTAGTTAAAAATGAGTTTAAAAAATTTGATGAAAAGAAAGCTATTAAAGCTCTTCAAAATGCCAAAAATGGTAATGAAATTAATTCTGTTCTCGATTCTTTAGGTAATTAATTATGTCAGCTTATTTATGTTCGGACGACAATCTCAATGCTTTATCAACTTTTTACTATATGAAAAGTGGTAAAACAGATGCAGAAAGAAAATCTAATATCTTAAGAGCTATTAGAAAAGCTAACAAAGATCCTTGGTACGAAAGACAAGAACTAGGCTTAACTCTTACTTTTGACGAGAGAATGAAGTTACACGCAAAATTTGATAAGTTTTGTGATGGTCTTTTTGATATTTGGTATCACCAATATTCCAACGAATGTATCTATGAAGTTATTTTTAACATCTTACTAAGAGAAAACCAAAACTCTTTGATGGCTAGATATAACGATAAAGAATATTCTGAAAGACCTTCTTATGTATATAGAATGTCGAATGTTGTTAATTATTGGGACGATCATAATCAACTAGGTTATCTTGTCGGAATTATTAACAACTATGATTATCAATCTTGTGAACACGAAAATTATTATGATTCTTTGGGTTATGCAATTTTAGATCAAATCAAAGAGTTACTTCTTAGAGAATTACAAATTGGGAAAATTTGGGATTTTGACGAAAGAAAATTTATAGAAGAAAATAAGTTATTTCAACCTATTTCTTAATTTCTTTTCACATATATAGACTTACGAGGTATTATTTAGTTAATACCTCTTTTTTATTGGCAATGGTTTCTAAAAATAGTATGGAGTCAATTAAAAATATCTATGGAAAACGTAACCCAAAAAGTCATATTGAACAGCGTTGCCAAAGACTCTATACAAAACAATTAGACGGATTATCTACAAGACAGTTAGTTTTACAGCACGCACAAAGAGAAAGTATCTCCGAAAAAACAGCGTGGGCAGATTGGAAAACTGTAACCAAGTGGAATTCACAAGATTTGGAGCGAGATCGAGTCGATATACTTTCTCGTTTACATTCTATGCGTCAAAGATTGTTTAATGCTGCTTTGAAAAAAGGCCAACTGCAAACTGCCCACATGATTTTAGACTCACTAGGGCGTGCGAATGGCGAGACTCAGGAAGCCGTAAACGTAAATATGCCACCTTCGCTAAACATTCAAATCGAAAGCAAGGAATGACATTCAGTTTTTGCATTCAGTTTTTTACATTCAGTTTATATAGCTTGATTTTTCATTCAGTTTTTGCGGACCTGGACCCGCCCTGGTGGTTTACCAGGTAGTTACCTGGACATCTCCTGGTGTTTACCTGGTCAAAAATTCATTCAGTTTTGCCGAAACTCGAAAATTTCATTCAGTTTACCTGGTCTTTACCTGGTCTTACCCTGGTGCTCCAGGTAAAAAAAGGGGGACTTATGTCCCCGCTTTGTATTCGGTGTAGGGCGAGTGGCCCTGGTGGTACTCCTGGATCTTTTCGTCCAGCTCTTTGATGTCGAGTCTGTCATCAAAAAGGCTGACATAATCCCCTGTGAGTGGTTCGCCTCGCAAGTTCTTTGCTTTGCGATACTCCTGGAAGTTCTTACAAGTCCTAGCTAGTTGGTAGCTCTCATAGTCGTTATCCATGTATAGAGCCACGTTCCAAGTCTCGTAGTTAGTCCAACCGTTGTAGCTCATGGCCTAGTCTCCTCCCAACTGATTGTTGAGTAGTCGAAAGAGGGAGCCTTTTGATTGGCTCCCAATGATCCTAAGATCATAATGATAATTGTCATAAAGGCTAGATAGCCGATTGTGAATTTCATAGCTTTAAGAATAAAGTTCAATTAGTAAAAGCTCGTAGGCTCTTTTGCGTATGTGAGGATCGAGAGGATCCTCTTGGTAGAGTTCCTCTTCGATCTCTTCGAGCCTTGTCTCCTTGTAGGAGTCAAAGATCAAATTGCTCATTGGCCTCGATCATGCCTTGGTTAAAGTAGTCTTGGGCTTTCTCTTCGAGTTCCTCTTCGAGATCCTCTAGAGCTTGTTGGTCGTTTGGCTTGATGCCTCTCGCCCTTGCCTCGTCATCTACGTAAGCGTCCCATTCGGTGCCGTAGCACTTGGGACGATTGTACACAATAGTCATTTTCTTGAATCCTCTAGGCTTTGCTTTGCTTCCTCTTCGAGGATAACTCGCAATGCTTCGTAGGTTTTTCTTAGCTCGGTCATGTCTCGCTTGCCGTACCACTTAAGGAAATCTCTGCACTCCTCGTGGACCATCTTGAGTCCGTTTTGACCTCGTGTGAAGTCCATGCTGACTCTGTCGCCGTCCGTAAGATTTACAGAAACATCATGTGATGTAAAGCTGAGAGATTCTACACCTGAAAAAGTGTAGCGTGCCGTTGGTTTTGCCATAGCTGAAAAGTTAATTAAGTTTTCTAGGTTCATAGGGTTGTTTCCTTCCCTACTCTTCTATTATAGCAGCTATCTCCTATAATACATGAGTAACCCTCCTATCTGTAACAATTCGTAACATTTGGGGGGTGTGTTGTAAAAATATTGCAGCAGCAGCACAAGGCAGGGAACTTACTGATAAAGCACAGAATAAGTTGCTGTTATAGTAAAAGTGGTTATTATTTTTGTATGGCAGTAGCAGAACCGTTAAGTTTACGATGGGCACAGGGGGAGGTGTTTAAAGCTGATGAAAGATTTAGAGTGCTTGTAGCTGGAAGAAGATTTGGAAAAAGCTATTTAAGTTGTGTTGAGTTATTGAAAGGTGCTATATCGAAGCCAGGTGAAACGTATTTTTATTGTGCTCCTACATATCGAATGGCAAAGGACATTGCATGGAAAACATTGAAGAAGTTAGTACCAAAACAATGGATCAAGTCTAAGAATGAAACAGATTTAAAGATTGAATTAGTAAATGAATCAACTATTGAGTTAAAGGGAACTGAAAACGCTATGGCATTAAGAGGTCGTAGTTTAAGTGGAGTAGTTTTAGACGAAGCTGCATTTATGGACAGAGAGGTATGGTCTGAAGTGATAAGACCTGCATTAGCAGATAAGCAAGGTTGGGCATTATTTATTTCAACACCTGATGGTACGGCAAGTTGGTTTTACGATTTATGGTGTTATGTACCTGAAGATGATAGTGGAGATTGGAAGAGATGGAGTTTTACGACAGTAGAGGGGGGTAATGTTCCGAAAGAGGAAGTTGAAGCAGCTAGGGGGCAGTTGGATAATCGTACATTTAGACAAGAATTTGAAGCGAGCTTTGAAAATCTAACGGGATTAGTTGCAATTAGCTTTGATGATGAGAATATTTCGACTGAAGCTGCTGATTTACATATGTTGCCACTGTATATGGGGGTTGATTTCAACGTTGACCCGCTTTGTGGGATATGTGCAGTAAAAAGTAATGAAAATTTGTATGTTTTTGATGAAATTATCTTACGGGGAGGTGCAACTACATGGGATTTTGCTGAAGAAGTAGTTAATAGATATGGAGTTGACCGAAGAATCATAACTTGCCCTGACCCTACGGGCGGTGCTCGAAAAACAAGTGGCGTTGGGCTCACAGATCA